AGATCAGCCCAAGCAGCGTCCAGTTCAAGGGCGAAGGGTGGGCCAAGGTAGACAGAAAGAAGGAGGGAAAGCGATGAGCAAGAAGCAGTTTGAGTTTGTCAAGGCACCGCAGCGATCCGCCGAGTGGCTGGAGTTGCGACGTCAGGGGCTGGGAGCGTCTGACATGGCGGCAGTGATGGGCGTCAGCCCGTACAAGACGCCCTACCAGCTCTGGGCTGAGAAGACTGGCGCGACGCCAGAGCAAAAGGTGGGCGACGCTGCCCGCCGTGGCGTCATCCTTGAGGATGCCGTCGGGCAGTATTACGAGCAGGAGCGGGGCGTCAAGCTGCGAAAGTCGAACGGCATCGTCCGACTCAAGAAGCACCCCCGGATCATGGCGTCGCTAGATCGCACCATCGTCGGCGAGACGAAGGGCATCGTTGAGATCAAAACATCAGCCAGCCCGCGCTGGTCAATGTGGCCCGTGCCGCCTGAGGTCATGATTCAGGTGCATGTGCAGATGGGCATCGTTGGCGCTAAGTGGTGTGACGTTGTCGCCCTGCTCGGTGGGCTGGTGTTCAAGATCGAGCGCGTGCAGTTTGACGCTGAACTCTGGGCGGAGATTCAGCGGGCAGCCATGCTCTTCTTGGAAGCCGTGGACTCTAAGACGCCGCCGCAGTTGGAGGCGCTAGACGCTCAAGCCTTTGCCATCGCCACGCCGCAGGGCTCGCAAGAGTTCGCGGAGGCGACGCCTGACTTGGAGCGCGTCTACGCCCAACTGCGTGAGACGAACACTGAGCTGCACTTCATTGAACAGAAGAAGGGCTCGCTTGAGATCATCATCAAGGAGGCGATCGGCGAGAAGGCGGGGCTGGCTGGCAACGGCTGGACGGTGTACTGGAAGCAGGCACGCCCGTCGGAAGTCACGGACTGGAAGATGGTCGCGCAGGCATCAGGTGCCCTGCAGTCCGTCATCACCACCTACACGGACGTGAAGCCCGGCTCGCGCCGCTTCATCATCAACGACGGAGGGCTCCATGATTGAGCAGACGATCATCCTTGACCTCTACGAGTGGGCACACGCCAAGCAGGTCGGCACGGCTCGTGACGAATCGAGCAAGGCGAAGGGGCAGCAGGGGCGTAATGGGCAGAGCCCTGACCGCAGCTTGCAGAATCACATTGACGGCGCAGCTGCTGAACTGGCAGTATGTCTCGCTCTCGGGCTGCCGTGGTCGGCAAACATTGACACCTACCTGAGCGAGCCCGACGTGGAGGTGCCGTGGCTCGGCGGGGTTGAGGTGAAGTGGACGGCGAGCACTGGGCTCATCGTCCGAGCGAACGAACAGCGTGAGCAGGTGCACGTGCTGGTGACGGGCAACGGGCCCATCAAGCGCATTGTGGGCTGGCTGGACGTGGAGGGGCTGCGAGCCCTGAAGGAAAGTCCGAAGACTGACTTTGGCAACGGTCGGGCGCCAGCGTGGCTCAAGCCGATTGAAGAACTGAACGACTGGGGACTCTTCCCCAAGAAGGAGGCAGCATGAACAAGCACTCGGAGATTCTTGCCGCGTTGTCGGCACCCTTCCCACCTGAGGTCATCCGTCACCGCGTAGGTGCCGGGGGCAAGGACTTGACGTGGGTGGATGCCCGCACCGTCGCAGCTCGACTGGATGAGGTGCTCGGCGTCAACGCATGGGACTTCGCCGTTGAGCCAGTCGGCGACACGAACACGGTCGTCGGCATCCTCACCTGCCGCTTCCCAGACGGCACGGTTGCCCGTCGCCAAGACTTCGGCTATGAGACAGGCGGCTCGGGCGAGTCACTGAAAGAAGCCGCGTCAGACGCCCTTAGGCGCTGCGCTTCGCTCTTCGGGGTGGCTCGGTATCTTTACGGGGGCGAACGCCCCGCAGCGGGTCGCGTTGCCCTGCCAGCGTTGAAGGTAATGAGCCTGCCTCAGCCTCCACTGCCAGCCCAGCAGGGGCATGACACCGTGGTGCTGAAGGCGGCAATGGACATGTTCGGCGCTGACAACTGCCCAGATCACGGGCAGCCATGGACGAAGAAGCCCGGCGGCGTGAGCAAGACGACTGGCAAGCCGTATGCACCGTTCTGGGCGTGCTCGGGTCGCACCGACGGTCAGTTCTGCAAGCGTAAGCCGTCGCTGGACTGGATCAACGCGCAGGCTGCGCCACTGGGCGAGCCAGTGAAGACGGAAGAAGAACTCAGCGAGTTGCCGTTCTAGGTCACCACATGGGGGCGGGCTCTGGATGGCTCGCCCCCGCCAGCATCGGAGGAGCACATGGGACTCTGGATCAAGTGGGACGCTAACGCCCACAAGGACGACAAGATCGCAACGCTCACGGACACGGAGTTCAGGGCGTTCATCATCGCCATCAGCGAAGCCAAGCAGCTGCGCAGTGGCGGCATCTTCAAGAGCCGGGAGCACCTCAAGGCTTGCATTGGTAGCCACTACGGCAAGGCGATCAGCGGGCTCATCAACAAGGGCCTGTTCGGGGTGGATCAGGCTGGGTTCGTTGCCATAACGGGCTGGCATCGGTATCAGATCGACCCGACATCGACCGCACGTCAGGCTGCGTTCACTGCTCGCCGCCGTTCAGAATCGGTGGGGTTGACGGATACCAAACGCTCTAGAGCAGAGAGAGAGCAGAGCGAGAGAGAGAAACCCCCTACCCCCTTACAGGCGGGAGAAATCTTGAGGAGGATTGTCGGATGAGGAGCGTGGCGTTCATTGGCAAGGCAGGCACTGGTAAGACGACCTTGAGCCAGATGCTCTCGGAGCATCACGGCTATGAAGTCACCAGCATCGCAGCACCTATCCGTGAGATTGCCGTCATGGCGTATGGCAAGTTTGACAAGGCTATGAAGTACCCCCAGCAAACGCTGGGACTCTCTCGCCTGCTGACTGGGCGTGAGCTGCTGCAGGAGATCGGCGCTGCTCTCCGTGAGATGGACTCACTCTTCTGGATGCGGGTGTGGCTGCGACGAACGAAGCAGGGCGCTGAGGATGGCGTAGTGGGCAGCACGCAGTTCGTGGTGGACGACGTGCGCCTTGACGCTGAGCGGGCCTTCATCGCGTCGTGGCACCCAGACACGCTCTTCGTGCGGCTGGTTCGCCCGGACTCTGGCGACTTGCAGCCGTGGCAGCGGGACATCACGGAGCGTCAGGCTGGGGACATGGAAGCCGAGCTAGTTCTTGACACGCAGGCATTGAGTCCGTCAGAGTGCATCGCAGCCGTCCTTGAAGCGGCACGCATGGAGGTTGAAGCATGAGCGAACTGAGCGAACTGGAAACGATGGCGGAGATGGTGGGCTTCCGCTACGCCAACTGCAGCATCGACACGGAGACGCGCAAGGTCACCCTGCAGTGTGAGGATCATGACGGTCAAACGTTGACCGTTGAAGCCGACACCCTCAGCAACGCCATGAGCGCCATGATGGTGAAGCTGGGTTCAATGCTCCAGCGAGATGGGCAGACATGGCAGGAGTAAAGGCGAAGCGCGGCGGGCCATCGTTGCCCCCACGCTGGACGGACTCGGACTGCACGGAGTGCGGCAAGGTGATCGCCGTCGCTGATCCGAAGAAGCCCGTCTTCCCAGCGAGCCGGGTGAAGGTCATCACCTTCAACGGTGCCAAGGGCAACGTGCGCCTGCACTGGCGTCACAAGGCGTGCGTCAAGTGATTGACTCACTGATCGTCTGCCTGATGGTGGTGCACACACTGATCGCGTTGGCTATGGGCTGGATCGGCGTCACGAATCACCGCGCCAGCTCGGGCATCGTGATCGCGTGGTTCACCATCAGCCTGCTGACGATTGTCGGGTTGGGGCAGGCGCTACGATGAGCCACATGAGTGACCTTGACATTGAACAGAAGAACGCGGCGCGCAGCCGCATGGGGAAGAACAACCGTCAACGCGGCAACGGGCTGGAGCGTCGGCTGGCTGCTGAATTGACTGAAGCAGGGCTTGCTGGTGAGCGAGTGGGGCAGTACGGCGGCAAGACGGACGTGCGTGCACTTGGGCTGATCATCAGCGCCAAGAAGGGCGGAGCGTTCAGCGAGCGATTCAACAAGTGGCTCAACGAACTCACGCCGAAGGCTGACGAAGTCGCTGCGCTGGTGGTGGAAGACGCCCCCGGCTCTGGCGTGAAGGCCCGTCGCATGGTCGTCATCCACTGGGAGACACTGGTGCAGCTGCTACAGCAGCGGGAAAAGAAATCATGAAGATCGCACTCGCACTGGCGCTGGTATTCGCGCCGCTCACGAACGCGCAGCCAACGTCGGAGCCACTGGCACGCTATGCCATGGGCGTCGTCGCCGATCAACCAGCCGTACCTGAGGGGTACTTCGTTGGCACTGCAACATGGTTTGACGCTGAGCGTGGCAATCATACGAGCTGGTACACCCGCGCAGGGATGACGCTCTATGGCGCCATCGGCGCTGACGTCCGAGCCTATCGGCAGCACTATTGGCGCACCAGTTGGGACGTCAAGATCACGAGCCTGCTGACCCGCAAGAGCGTCATCGTTCATGTGGTGGATGAGTGCAGCTGCTACGGCGTGCGTGCTGTCAAGGGTGATGAGCCGCTGATCGATTTGGCGCCTGCAGTTTGGCATCGGCTCGGCGTGCAGCTGGGAGTCGGCGTGATGCCGATCACCTTGGAGGTGCTGCCATGAGCAAGAGTCTGCGCCCTGACGTGATCAACAAGCGCGTGCTGGAGTCTTACCCCGGAAGCACGTCCGTCGTCGCCAGCGAGAAGGTCGCCGCTCACATGCGGGAGTGCGGCGTCAAGATCACTGGGCGCACGATCCGATCCTACGCCAAGGCTGAGCGCCGACCGTCGGAGAAGTTTTGCTTCATCTTCGCGCAGGCATATGGGCCCTTCGAGCAAGAAGACTGGATTGAGCGTGAGGAGTTGCCGAAGCCGTACATGAGCCGCAAGCGTCCCGAGATGACTGCAGCTGAGAAAGAGTCACGCCGCCTTCAGATGCTCATTGGGCGATTCTGCAACTGGTGCGTCGGCGGGGATACTGGCAGCGAGAAGGTGCTGCGCTGCCCTGATGCAACATGCGTGCTTCGACCAGCGTCGCCGCTACCACTGGCAAGCAATGCGTCCACCAAGCGTGTGGCGTCGCCTGATAGGTGGGACTGATGCCATACAATCGCCGCACGCCAGCCCCCGTGGCTGGCCCCCTCCCCGGCGCTGCATCCTCCCAGCGTCGGGGAGCGACTATCTCCCAACGTGAGCAGGTGACTGCATACCTGAACGCCAACCGTGGCGTCATGCACCTGACCCAGTGGACGCTGAAGGTCGCCAATGACATTCCCGCTGACGACTCATGGGCGGACATTGAGGTGAGCGAGAATCTTTGGGAAGCCAGCATTCGACTGAGCAATGACTTCTTCAAGGAGACGCCCGAGAGCCAGCGCCGCATCCTTGCCCACGAACTGATGCACGTGCACTTGGCTGCACTTGAACGGTTGGTCGGCACACTGGATGGCGTACTCGGCTCCCAAGCGTATGAGGTAATTGAGAAGGTGTGGGACACCGAAGGCGAGCGCGTAGCTGAGGCGTTGTCATTCGTGGTGGCTGAGCGGCTACCGCTGCCATCGTTCAGTGCTTAGGTTCCCCCGAGCCTGCTTGACCTGCGGCGTCCTGCAACGGACGGGCAACAGGTGCGGCACATGCGCCGCTAAGATCACGGCGAAGCGCCAGCGGGAACGCGAGCCTCAAGCCTACGGTGACCCTGCGTGGCGTCGGCTAAGTCAGGAGATGCGAGCCGAGTACCCGTATTGTTTCGCGTGCAAGTCGACTGATGACCTAACGGTTGATCACGTTATCCCGCTGATGCCGGGCCAGTCGCCCGTAGTTCCCAAGGATCAACTCGCGGTGCTCTGTCGCTCGTGCCACGGCAAGAAGACGCGACACGGGGGAGGGCGGCTAAGATTATGAGCGTGAATACATGCAAACTAT